TGCTCCCGCTCCGTCCGTTGACATTGCCGCTCTCATAGCGCAGGTAAGGACAGAGGAAAAGAACAAGTTATATCCTCAGATTACAAAACTCAAAGAGGAAGTAGCAAAGTATAAAGGTCTTTACGAGACAGTGACCGCCGAGAAGGTTGAGTTAGGGAAAGAGGTCAAAGCACTCAAAGAAAAGCTAGAAGGTGTTGAAGACCCGGAGTTAATCCAGACCTTGAACGCCAAGATTGCGGAACTTGAAGGTAAACTTGCAGAGAAACCGGACGAAACTGCTATTCGTGCAGAGATTCGCGCTGAACTGGAAAAAGAGCAGGAGGTTAAAGACTACATAAAGAAGGTCAAGGACGAGAACAGTAATGTTCTGCTTTCAGTGTTTGCGGACAACATCAAAGGAACTACAGTAGAAGAAGTGGACACTGCTTTAGCGGACGCTATTGAGAAGTCCAAGAAGACCCGCAAAGATTTAGGTCTGCCAGAGGAAGGTACTGCTACTAAGAAGACCAACACCAAGAAGCAGACCACCGAACAGCCCCCAGTCGCTAACCCGCAGGTTACTACTACGTCCCCGGCAGTAGCATTAAGTGTTCTTAAGAACATGGACGTGCGTTCTGACGAGTACAAAGAGTACCGCAAAAAGATGGGATTTAAGTAAACCACAACACCAAGGAGGTAAAGATTTAACATGAAGAAAAACAAGTTATTTAACAGTGTAGCAGACATTCTGACGGGTCTGTTTACTATGGACGTACACGCCGAAGGAATGGTTGCTACAGCAGTGGTAGAAACAGATAACAATTCCGCCGCTGATAAGCTGGACTACGGCACTCGTGAAGTATGGTCTAAAGAGATTGAGTACAAGGCCATGCCTTTGATGATGTTCTATCAGTTCGCCACGATTAAGACAGAGTTAGGAGTTGAGCCGGGACTTACCATCAATATGCTGACCTGGGACAACCTTAAGCTGGGTGGTGCTTTAACTGAGTTGACGGACATGAAGACCCAGGCGTTAAGCAATTCCTTGAAGCAGATTACCGTACAGGAATACGGCAATGCTGTAAGTGCTTCTGAACTGCTTATCCGTTCTTCTTTCCTGGACGTTATGCAGAACACCACTACCCTGTTAGGACGTGACTACGCCCTTGTCCTGGACACCGAGTTAAGAGACTGTGCGTTGACTGGTATGAACCGTGTGTATGCGTCCAGAGGTGATGGCACCAAAGTGGCCGCAAGAAAAGACCTGGACGAGACCTGTAAGCTGAAAGTTGCCACCATCAAAGACTGTATCGAGATTCTGGCTACTAACAATGCACCTATGTACAACGGTACTGACTGGATTTGTTTCGTACACCCACATCAGGCCAGAGATATTCGTGACGACGCCGCATGGATTAACACCTCCAATTATGGTGCACCTACACTTCCGTTCACTGGGGAAATTGGTCGTATTGACAACACACGTTTCATCCAGACTACTTTAATGTGCAATGGTGCCGCACCTGAGGACGACCCTGGCTACAAAGCTGAGCTTAAGAAAGGTGCCGGTGATGGTGGCTCTCAGAATAAGACTAATATATATCAGGCAGTTATTTTTGGTGAAGCTTACTATGGTCTTGCACAGTCTTTACCTGTCGAACTAAGAGATAATGGTGTAGAAGATTTTGGGCGTAAGAGAAGCCTTGCATGGTACTCCATCTTTGGTGTTGGCAAACTGCATGACAACTACGGTGTTGTAATCGAGACCGCATAAGAAGGAGGTACACAATGGCCTATTCGTTAGCAGAAATTAAAAGAGCGTGTTTATACGCTGGCACTAAGCCGGACGATTTAGCAAAAATCATCAACACTTTGCAGACCAGCGGAACACCCGGTGTAGGTGTAAAGACCATTACAGGTACGATTGACGCGAGTAATAAACTTACGTTGACTTTTACACTGACCGATAACACTACACAGACCGTTGAGGGTACTATCACACCTACACCAGCGGCTTAAAATTTGAACGAGAAGCAGAAAGGAAGGACGTATCATGGCAAAGCCACCCAGGAGAAAAGTTCCAGCACCAAATACCAACACCACAGGAGAAGCATACGTTGACGACACAGAGTTAGAAGACGGTGCCGACAATGTAGAAGATACCATCACAGAAGGATTTTCCGAAGATACAGCAGAAGACGGGGAAGTAGCCCCCGCCGTAGAAGACATCGAAGACGAGACAGAAGCCGAGACTGGCGTTACCTTTAACTACCCCACTATGGAAGAAATGGATGAGGAAGAAGACGAAGACACAGAGACCGAAGCTAGTGTTCACTTTGTAGGTTCTACACCTAAGAAAGACACCCCGGACGCACTTGTCAAAGTCCGTATTTCCTGTCACAAGCAGTTTGTAGTCGGCGGTGAGAGGTATGATATGTACCCCGGAAAGACCTACCTTGTTCCCAAGAATGTTAAAGACGTTTTGCGGGAGAATGACCTGTTAAGACCTCTTTAATCAAGTAAGAAAGGGGAAGTAATGACTGTAAAAGACCTTATTGATTATCTGAGGTTATCAGTCAGTGTTTCTACCCCAGGTGATGTTGTGGAAAGTACGGACTTCTTAAGCATGACTGATGAAGACCTAACCCTGTTCTTGCAGATTGCAATGACAAGGGACTTTCCACAGATACCTACTTTGGAACGTTTACCTGCTGAGAGTGTCTACCCGTTAATGTTGCTTGCTAAAAAGGAGTTGTACTACACCATGGCGTGTAAGTTCGCACCCCAGTTTAGTTTAGTGGCAGACAATAACAACCAGTTAATGAGAAAAGGTAAATTTGACTCTATTATGAAACTTATTGCGCAAGTTGATAAAGAATATCAAGATTACCTTGAAGACGGTGGAGGGAGTGGAACAAATGGAACACTATCAACTTATAATGTACTGTTACCGAGTAGGTACGACACCAAGTACAATTATGAGCATGGTTCCGTTCCATTCCCTCTTATTTATGTAGACAGGGTGTATGAGGACAAAGTAGAAATTAGCTGGACGTGCTCGTTTAGCAAATTCGCTTGTTACCGTGTGTATTTTTCCAGCAAACCCATTGTTGACAAGTACGCCGGGAGCAAGAATTTAATCACCACAGGTTCAACACTGATTAAGACCATCAAGGACGTACACCAATGTAAGTGTCGTATAAGTAACCTGTTACCGGGTACTGAATACCACATTGCTGTAGCGGGTGTTGAAATGAGCGGGTTAATTGGTGCAGATGAAGTAACAATAAACACACTTCCCACAGTACAGGACGTAGAGCCGTTAGTTGACTATACGGACGTTAGTATTTAAGGGGGTGTTGTCATGGCACAAGACCTGTCCATACAGAAAGCGTTTCTTGACGGCATGAAAGAGTTGTGGGACACAGTATTCACAACTGTAGACCTAGTTCTCCTGGACACAGACAACACCATCATAAATGAAGTGTATAGCGAAGTCGTGGGAGATAAAATATACTTACCACCTTTAACGTTACCAGCGAAGGTAGATTTATCGTTGCATAAACTGAGTGACGATACAGAAGGTAAAAGTTATAATGCAACGTTTAGATTCCCCACAAAGGTATTTTTAGACAATAACATTGACCTATCTGTTAAGGGACTTGATACATTGCGGAAAGCAAAGATTGAGTACCAAGGTGCAGGGTATGAGATTCAAGACATAAAGCCACAAACAAATATACAAGGTGTGTATCTGTTCTATCAGTTCTTATGCAACGAGGTGTAGCCATGGCGAATACAGTGAGTTTCAAAAAGACTGGACAGTGGCAGAAAGCGGGTGTTGTGTTAAAGCATACTAGCGCAAGACTGAATCCCGCATTTAAAGCCAAGCTGTACGAGAACGGGGACATGATACTTGAACGTATCAAAGGACACATAGACGCACAAGACCTACCGTGGACACCATTAAGCCAGCAGACAATACAACGTAAAGGTCATGACACAATTTATGTAGAAACCGGGTTTTTAAGGGATAACTTAGAAGTCCGAAAAGTAAAGTCTACGACATATGGTGTTACACTGTTTGTAGGTGCAAGCGCGTGGAAAAGAACACCAAAGGGTGTTAAACTAAGTGACCTAATGATATGGTTAGAGTATGGCACATCACGTATACCGCCCAGACCCTTAATAAGACCCACGTTTGAAGAAGTGGAAGGACTTATTAAAAATGAGTGGGCCGACCTATTAAAAGACATAGTAGAAGGGAGGGTGTAACATCATAGCAGAGTATTTCCCTAATACTGTAGACAGACAAGAAATTGACCGGGCCTTGATTGAATACATCAAGTCCAAAGTCAAAGTGAACGGTAAGATTATAAATGTGTTTGTGCGCAAGTATGACACAGATTTTAAGAAGGTAACTAAACCGTGTGCTTCTGTCTATGTCACCGGGTTTACAAAAGACCCAACAAGACAATCACCATTCGGCACTGAAATAGTGTTAGGCAAAGATAAAGTGAATAAGACCGTATCAATGCAGAAAAGCGGAACCGCAGTAGAATACACCTACAGCATTGACTTCTGGTCTGATACACAGAGCGAGTTTAACATAATGACAGAGCAGTGGTTGTTGTCCAGCAGTTTCAGTAAATGGTTTAATCTTCCCGTGAAAGACAGCAAAGGACTTGATACAACGCTTTTGTGTTTAGAGCGCACAGGTGTTATATCACAGACAGAGGTGGAAGAAAATAAAGAAGCAGATAACTACAGGTTGTTCCATAGTTCACAAGTGTACAGTATATACACCTACTATGAAGGTGAAGTATATGACGCACCTATGGTAACAGACGTTTCATTTGACACGGAGGTATTAAAGTGATTGTAAGAGAGATTAAGGGTTGCTATCACTGTATCACGCTTTCCGACAAGACCACGTTAAGGTTATTTCCCCGTAAGACCGTAGAAGTCGCGGACGCTCTTGTATCTAAAGAGATTCACGACCTTGAAGACGCGGGCGAAGTGATGTTAAGTGCTTCACCGAAGAAAGCACCAGTACAGAATGACGACAACAAAGAAGGAGGTAAGAAATAATGGCAGGAGAGTATTTAACACCGCAGGTCAAAGTTATCAACACTAAGACCTCAAAGTCCCCCAACAAGGGTTCCAGTGCAACTACTGGTGTTCTGATTGGTGTTACGCAGAGAGGGCCGATTGGTGTTCCCACGAAAGTGTCGTCCTGGGAAGAATACATTGAGAAGTTTGCTTATGGCATGGAAACACCGTTCCTGGTGGACAGCTACTTAGCATACTCCGTGTATGGCTTTTTCCAGAACGCCAACGCTGTGTTGAACGCGGGCGAAGTGAGTAAGGGTGCAGACCTTTATATCATGCGTGTAGCGTCCACTACTGCAAAGGCTTCTACATTCAGTGCAACGTCCGATGAATCACCTTTGGTTATCAATGCCAAAGACAAAGGTAAGTGGGGCAATAAAGTCAAAGTCGTGTTACAGGTGAACAAAGAAGAATCTACACTGGTTGACTGTATCGTGTATATCGGTGCTGAGAAGAAAGAGCAGTTTTCCCGGCTGACAAAGACAGCCTCCAGTCCCAAGTTCTATGAGACCTGGATTAACGATAACAGCCAGTTTATCAATGTAGTTGCTGGCAACTTTACAGCGAACACCTATGACACAGCCTTTGCACTCGCTGGTGGTACTGATGGCACCGAAGATTTAACAGACGAGATTTACAAAAGTATGCTTGTGAACCTGGACGAGATTGAAGACGCAAGACCTATCGCAATTCCGGGAGAGACAAGCGAAGGTCTCACCACAGCTTTGATTGACTATTGTAGTAACCGTAGAAACGGAGACCTGTTCCCTGTACTTGATGGTGCAAAGACAGCAGACGTTGACGCAATCAAGACGTACAAGACAGCTATTGCTGGAACGCCCGGTGCTTTGTACTATCCGTGGTTGAAAGTGTCTGACCCGCTGTCCGTGTCTTCCAGTGCTACCATTGATTGTCCTACCTGCGGTCATGTGATGGGTGTCATTGCAAGAATCGCTAACAGTCGTGGTGTGTGGAAAGCACCTGCCGGGACAGAAGCCGTAGTCGTAGGTGCTGTAGGTCTTACCCGTAAGTTAAAGATTGGCGAAGACACAGACCAGTTAAGCCCTAACGGTATCAACGCTATCCTTGTTAAGCCAGAGTACGGCATTGTTGTATGGGGTGCAAGAACAATGGACAGCGAAGATATGGAGTATGTGTCCGACCAGTTGTTTAATATGTACTTAAGAACCACGCTGGACACACAGACACAGTGGGCCGTGTTTGAGCCGAACAAGGCAATTACCAGAACCAAACTTTCCACCCAGGTTGAAGGTATCATGTATGACCTGTTCAAACAGGGTGCTTTTGCTGGTGAAGCAGAAGACGGTTCTGATAGTTATTTTGTGCAGTGTGATGATTCCATCAATACCCAGCAGGTCATTGATAACCACAAGATTGTGTGTAAGGTGGGTTACGCACTTTCCAAGCCAGCAGAGTTTGTGGTGTTCTACCTGTCCCACAACTTAGAGACACAGTAAGAAGGAGGATAAAGCAAATGTTTAAGAGTATCAAAGACCTGTTTGTGTTAGACGTACAGGCGGCTAGAACTACGGCAAGTGACCCGTTACAGAAGTTCATGTTCCGTGTCACCATTAACGGTATGCCGTCCTCAATCGGATTCCAGAAGGTGTCCGGGCTGTCTAAAGAAATGGGTGTTGTAGAATACCAGGAAGGTGGGTATGACTACGCACACAAGCTGTCTGGAAGACCGAAGGTAGGGGAAGTCACAATGGAGCGTGGTGCTTTCGCAGACCGTTCCCTTGAAGAACTTTGGAAGAAGACCCTTATGGATTCCTCCGCAAGAAACACTATCATCATTGAAATGTTAGACAGACAGGGTAATGTGTCCCGCACTTACAAACTTGCCGAAGCGTGGGTGAGTAAGTGGGAAGGTTCCGACCTTGACGCTACCAGTGATGATGTGGCAATCGAAAAGATTACCGTCCAGCATGAGTATTTCCTGGACTAATCTAATATAGCACTCTCCATAACAAGTCCCCTAATTAGTTGTTGCTAGTTAGGGGATTTTGGTTTATAATAGGCTTAAAACAAAATAACAACCTTTCATCAAGGAGGACAAGAAATTGAAGAAATTAGTACCTAAAAAGAAAGTAGCAGAAAAGACGGTTGAAAAGAGGGTTGATAGTGTTGCACAGAAATCCAACACTGGTAATCTTTCATTTCAAGTAGGTGTTAAAGACGAAGTGACAGGTGACACTTATAAATACTATGACATTCGTGGTCTTACGGGTGCTGACGAAGAAGAACTTGCCAAACCAGAGTACAGAAACAACAAAGGTAAGTTCATCAACGTTATCCTGTCCCGGTGTATCACCCATATCGGCCCATATGACAAAAAGACGTTGGACTTTAAGAAGTGGTATGAAGTGATACAGTCTTTAGTCATTGCAGACCAGGACTTAGCCCTTATGGAAATCCGTAAGAAGCTGACAGGTGATAATATCACTACAGAATCTATGTGTCCTGCGTGTAGCGCACGTCTTAAGACGGAAATGTCTATTGACGAGTTCCCCATCAAACCCTATCTGGGTGAGACTGAATGGGAGAATGACCTGCCAGATGGTGTTGAGATTAATGGAGAAATCCGTACTCACTACACTATGAGACTTCCTAATGGTCTTGACCGTGAACTGTATATGCCAGTGGCAGATAAGAACGCCGCGAAGGGAACTACACTGTTACTGTCCAGGCTTGCTACTTTTGAGGGTGTCGTTACTAACGCTGAGACGTTCCGTAACATGACATTATCAGACAGAAAGTATATGGAAGATGATTTAAACGAGCACAACTTTGGTTATGAGTTAATAGCTGAGGTTGAGTGTCCAGAGTGCGGTGAATCCTATAAGATTGCGGTGGGAAATGTAAATTTTACTTAAACACATTTTTCGCCCAGGAATTAGAGGGTGTGTGTGACCTAAAAGCGAGAGCATGGGAAATACACACCCTTGCTTATTGTTATCACTGGTCTTTAGCAGAAATAAAAGCACTTTCCGTTAAAGAAAGAAAAATGTGGTATTTAATGGTGCTTAAACAGAAAAGAGCAGAAGAAGTTGCATTGAAGGGCAAAGACAAAGTGGAACCATCACCACTTGATGAAATGCTAGAAGAAGAAAAGGACTTTGTAATATAAGAGAAAGGAGGTTAATACTATGGGCGCATTTGGTCTAGGTTTAGTGCTTAATTTTACCGATAACGCAACCGCAGGTATGAATAAAGTTTCTAACACCTTTAATTTAATGTCGCAAAACGCAGACGCTATGGTGTCGTCTGTAGAAGGTTCACTGAGTAGATTGTCGAACATGGGTATTATTGGTTCAACACTCATGCAGTTTGGTGATACCATGCAATCCGCAGGAGCGGGAATTTTAAACACCTACGAAAAAATCGGTAATAAAATAACTTCTATCGGTATGGATATGTACTCTGCAAGAGCACAGCTAACATCATTGTATGGTGGTGCTGACCCTGCCGAGGAACAGTTAAACAATATTATGACTTATGCAAGAAAGTCGGTGTTTGCTTATCAAGACGTGTTAAAAGCCGTCATTATGATGAAAGCAAATGGTATTGAAGCACTAGAGGAAGTAACAAGCACAAGTGGTAAGTCAACACAGAAGTTGATGGACTATGCTTCCGACCTAGCCGCATTTAACCCGCAAATGCGTAACTCATACGGAACTGGTGTTAGAGCCGCTATGGGTGCTATCAATGAGTACATAGCAGAAGGTAACGCTATTTCATTGAAACGTGGTGCGTCCCTAGATATTAACTCCATTCTGGGAGAAGATAAGGGTGCAACGATTGAAGAACGTACAAGACAGATAGCAGACCTCATGGAGAAGTTAAACATGGTTGGTCTTACTGCTGGTCTTGCAGGAACACCTATGCAACAGTTATCTAACATGGGCGACTTAGTGTTCCAGACGTTTTCAAAAATATCTGATAATGGTGTGTTTGAGAAGTTTAGTGAAATACTTGCAACTCTCACCACACCTATACAAAGACTTGCGGACGAGACAGATATATTTGACCGTGTAGCAAGGTCTTTAGCTGACGCTATGTTAGCCATTATGAATCCTATTCAGAAGGTTGCAGAGTATCTAGCAACGTGGATAGAACCTATATTAGAGTTTGTAGCACAACACCCTAAACTTGTAGCCATGATAGGTGTCATTGGTGGTATAGCGGGTGTGTCATTACTCGCCGCAGGTATGTTACTCAAACTTGTAGGTAGTATTACCATGTTACAAGTAAGCCTGGGACTTTTAAGATTGAGCGGGTTAGGTGGTATAGGTATATTTAAGATGATGATTACCGCTGTAGGTGGTCTTATATCTGCAATAGCACCTTTTGTAGCCATAGCCTTTTTAATGTATGAAGCCTGGACTAATAACATTCTGGGTATACGTGATGCGTTGACCGCGTTCATACAAGACGTTATGTTCTTAGGGACTGTGTTAGTAGACGCTTTGAGTGATGATACAATTTCCTATGATATGTGGGTGAAAGCCCGTGACATGGGACTATTGCCCTTCATAGAAACAATACTTGACCTTAAGTATAACGTGATTGATTTTATCAATGGGTTTAAGCAAGGACTACAAGACATTAAGTCTTTTGTAGACCAAGTAGCAAACACCATGACACCGTTTGGATTCACGTTAAAAGACATTACAGACAAGGTTACAGAACTACTTGATAAGTTTGTAGGGTTCAAGTTTTCGTCTGGCTGGGAAAGCGCGGGAAAGACATTCGCTATCATAGGAAGTGCTTTACTTGTAGCATTACCCGCAATTAAGATAGTGTCTATACTGTTTGGTGCTATGACCTCACCTATTGGACTTATTGCCGCAGGAATAGCTTTAGTAGTCATGAACTTTGACAAGCTGAAAGAAGTCCTGGGTAATATACCGGGTATGATTGAAAACCTAGACCTTAAGTCTTTAGGAGGTTATATATCTGCCGCGTTGTTAGGACTTTTAGCAACTATCAAAGGTGGTTCATTCGCCTCTGGTTTTGCCAGTGTTATGTTGGGTGTGTTCAAAGGCGGGTTTGGGTTATTAATGAGTTTAGGCTCCTTCTTTGGCCCAATGATAATTAAGTTCTTTCCTATGTTAGTCAAAGGTCTTTGGAGCATGATACCAGCAGGTATACAGTTATTTGCTGGTCTGTTTGCGGGTGTGTTTACAAAAATGCTACCCCTGTTTGGTGCTAAAGTCATTGCGCTAGGCGGTAGAGTACTTGCACCTATACTGTCTATCTTTGGTGGTCTGGGCGCGAAGTTATTACCTTTACTACTGAAAGTAGGAGGGACATTATTGGGTGCCATTGGTGCTATATTCGGGCCTATCATAAGTGCTATAGGCGGTGTTCCTCTGTTAATTGGTGGTGCTATCATAGCCGCT